AGGAAACGCCCTATATGGTCTCATACTCCATTCATAATTATTCTCACGAATTGTCTTGTAAAGTTTGCGATTATATTTTTTACCATTCTCGTTGTAAATACAAACCTTATGTTGATTTTTGCGTGAAATGAAATTGATGGTTGAGCCTACATATAGATGGTCTCTACTTCTAATAGTATATATAACTGCTTTGGAATAGTCAGCCATTAGTCATCATATTATATCGTTTATTCTTTAAATCAATTTTTAATTCAATTTATGCGATGAAGGTGGCACCAGCAGCGGCGGCAGAGGCAGGATTCATTCCGCCGCCGATATACACTACACCAGCATTACCTGCCCGTTTCAATACGTCCTGTCCCATTTTTGTCACCTGTTTCTGCGATTTCTTACGCTTCATATTTGTGGCTCGCTTTTTTTCTCCAAAGCGTTTCACAGCAACAGAATCACCCGCTTTCTTTGCTTGTTTTTGTTTTGCCTTCTGTCGCCGTTTTCGCCTCACAAGATGACCCCTTTTATCAACGTCCCGAATACCTTTACCAATCGTATCAAAAATTGTCATTTTATAAAATAAAACAATATTATTTTATTCTTCTATTTCAAATTGTAGTTCATTAAAATTACGATAGAACTTGAAATCTGCTCCTTCACGCAAACTTGTATCAATAAGCAAAAAATCAAACCGAGTTTTGAAAGCGGCATCAAATATTTCTTCTGCCTCTTTCTTTGGTAATAACATATATTCTTCTTGTATCGCAGTTTTTTCTTTATTTGTCTTTGGGCGAAACAAAACAATCATATTAGCATTTGACCGCAGACTTGGTGCGGCATCAGTTACTTTGTGTGTAATAATCCAAACAGAAAGATTTTTGTGCCGCCGATTCTTAATAGTTTGATTAAGGATTTTTTCATTTTCTTTGCTTCGTAATTGTGATGATACATCGTCTAATATAAGCAAATTGTGTTTATCTTCTTCCACAGCATCTTCTCCAATCTCTTCAAGTAGGTCAAATACTTCGTAATTTAATTCCTCAAACTTTTGGTTATCTGCTATTTTTGCTAATGGTGATTTTTTAATTGTAGCAGCAGACGGACTAACAAAAATGACTTTGTTAAACATATTCCTATAACTCAATTTATATTTGCCGTCTTTTGTTGAGTTTTTGGACTTTAATAGATTAACTAATAAGTTCGTTTTTCCACTACCCGATGCTCCCGAGATTAGCATAAAATGGCTTGTATTCATAAGTGGAGGTGAGATTGATTTCCCTTTCTTATCTTTAATACGCTTATCACATTCCATATTAACTTTCTGTATTTGTAAGTTCTTATTTTCTATCTCTTTAATTTTCATTTATACTAACAAAATATATTTGTTTTTACCGATTAATTTCAATACCGCTTTTCACAGCAAACCTATATAATTCACTCTGTTTCATTCCAGAGTATCCACCTATACCAGCCTCACGCAATTCTTTTTTAATCTCTTTCATAGATTTAGTGTTTCTTCTTATTTGTCTTTCTTTTTGTGTAGCACGTGGTGCGAAATCGCTTTCTTCACCACTTGTCAAATCCATAAAACCAACCTTCTTTCGGGCAGGAACTTTTATTTCTGTTCCCGAAGTAAGTCCTTCAAAATCACTAACATCTGTTGGTGAAAATGCTGTATCGGTTGTCATTTCAGGTTCAGTCAATCTTCCAGCCCCAGCCCCAGCCTTTTCCATTATAACAGATTCCGTTTCGCTTGGTGGTTCAGCAACAATACTTGGCTCAATACTTGGCTCAATACTTGGTGGTTCAGCAACAGCGGTTGTCGTTTTTGGATAAGCAACTTTCTGTTTAAATGCCGTTTGTGCTTCCTGTCTATACGCTGTGAAATCACCACGTAATCTTTTCAATTCAGCAGTATTGACATCGTTGTAATTACGTAAGACAGATTCAACTGCTTTTTGAACGCTTGGTTGTTTTGGTTGATTATTGATAACAGATGGGAAGGGAGGGTAATACAAAGGTATTTCATAAGGTCGTGGATTACGAACGACATCTAAAACTGACCGCATTTTTGGTTTAGTCTTTTTTCTCTTTTTTTTCTTTTTAGGTTTCTTCAAATCTCCAAGAACAATTTTAACTACTTGTGTCACACGCTGATTTTGACTTATCTTCTTCGCCATTTACTATAAGTGTAGATAAATTATCTTTTAAAGTCACGGTTTCATTTCTTACTATAAGAGGTGGAACTCGGGCATCTTCTAATTTTTTGTTCTCGCATTCTACCATATATTGAAGAACCTCATCATCAAAACCACTAAACTTTTCCTTGTAATCTTGTAGGGAAATAAAATTAGGGTCTAACCGATTCATATCAATATCTACATCTTCTTTTTGTTGAAACTCACTAAATTGTTTAACAAAAAGAGAGATTTCATCTTGCGTCCAGTCCCGTCCATCTTCATAGACAGTTTCATTAATAATCTTATCCACATTATTATTAAGTGTTTCCAAATCTTTCTCATTCTCTATTTTAGTAATATTTTCCATTTTTTTTTCTTTTGTAATTATATAGTATGCCTACAAAAAAAAAAGTAGTAAGAAAACCAATTGAAAAGTTGAGCGAAAGAGAACAGATTGAAGTAATTGAAGACAGTTCTTCAAGTGATGAAGATTTTGATGAAATCCCACCACCAACGCCAGTTCCAACTGGCGTAGTTGAAGTAGCACCCGCAAAAGTGAAGAAACCTCCCAGCGAAAAGCAACTCGCTTATTATAAGAAAATGCGTGAGAGAGCAGCAGAAAAACGTAAAGCAAAATCCACAGAAGCAAAAGCAGCGATTGATAATGCGATAAATGAAATGGATATTTCAACTCACCCAGTAAAGGCTAAACCAATAGTTGAAGAAGACCCTGACGATAAGCCTGTGACAAAAAAGGAAATGAAAAAATATCTTGCCTCACAAAAAGAAGAAGCACCAGCACCAGCACCAGCACCAGTTGTAAAGCCAAAGAGAAAATATACTAAAAGGGCTAAAAAAGAACCAGCCGCACCAACTGGCGTAACCCAATCTCCCGCCCCTGTTAAAAATCCAATTGTATCACAATCGTCTATGATGTTTGTATAAAATATTCAACTAATATAAAAATGACAAATAAACTCTTCATATTAGTAATGTATTCTAACTACGAGCGAACCCGTATAGCCTATGCTGGATTGTTCCCGACAAAACAAGAAATCTTAAAGCGTATTCCTATATTAAATTACAACGACTTAATCTTTAAGAAAAAAAAATATAAATCTTGTAAGGCGTTGTTTGACTGTATTGAAGTGCCGATGGAATATAAACTTATATTTAATTCTTACCATTTAACAAGTGATAAAAAATGTCAATTATATAATTAATGTAGGTGGTTTGATGTTTGATACATCATATTCGCTTAATAATATATTAACTCCCGTTCCCCGATTTTGTGATATTGTGCGGAGCATATCGTAAGACCCTTTTTCATTAGCATATTGAATTACTGCTTTAATTATCAAGCCTTCATTTAAGTTTAAAACAACTTTATGTCTTAAATATGAAGCGATTGAAGACTTGTTAAGATTCGTCCCATCTTTGCGAGAATAAAGTTTAACAATATCATCATTACCCAGCAACTCTTTAACAAATTGATAAAACTTTTTATTTTGTATAATATTTTCTTTAACTCCATATTTTTTAGAAGTCTTATAAATATTTCTAATAAATAAAACATTCTTGCCGTCAATAACAAGATGGTTTCTATCTTTATCGTAATCGCTTTTTTTAGATGCGTGTAAGTCAGCCAACGCTATATCCATATTTCTTGTATTACAATAAAACATAATGTAACTGGTAATATACGTAACGGGGTCAGTTTCCTTTTTAATTGCTGATTCAATATTTAAGTATGTAGGTAAAGTCTGTTTAAGATTAATATTTTTTTCAACTTGAATTGTCCTCTTACGCTCTTTGATTAACATATCAGCATCATCAAATTGTTTTTTATTTCGCTCGTAATCAAATAATTTTTTAGTAATAACAAAAACGCTATATGATGTGCTTGGGTTTTCAACAGCCAATACTGCTCCCAATACTTCATTAAGTGGAGTATTACGGATTGGCTTTCTTTTATCAGTAAGGTTTAATAATCTTCGCAATCTCATATAAGACCCAGCATAAGATTTTGCGGTTGATTCGCCAAGACCATTTATGATTATTTGCTTTTCTTTTTCCATAGTTATATATAAAACGAAATATTATTTATATTCTTTTAATATATAAAAGAATAAATAGTGTGTATAATATAATGGCGAGTTTTACATTAAGAGGAGGAAAACGAGAGATTGAGTTTAAAAAAAATGACGATTGGATGACGCCAAAATCGGCATTTGAAGACATCGCACATTTAATACCAAAAGACAAAATCATTTGGGAAAGTTTCTATGGTGATGGTGCGAGTGGAAAGCATTTGACTGAATTAGGTTTTAATGTTGAATCGCATAATATAGATTTTTTTGAACCGACAAAGTTTGACTATGATATGATTGTCACCAATCCACCGTTTTCTAAAAAAATACCAATCTTTAAAAGGTTGGCGGAGATAGATAAACCATTTATGATATTAGGTCCAGTTTCAGTAATTACAAAAAAATATCTAAAAAAAGATTTCAAAGACAAGATACAAATTATAATACCATCAAGTCGTATCCATTTTTTAAAAAACGGACAAAAAGGGTCAGGGTCGTGGTTTGACTGCTGCTGGATAGTTTATAAAATTAATTTAGAGAACGATATTACATTTCTTTAACTTTAATCTACTTTCAAGATTTCTAACAAATAAAAAATAAAAAGTAAAATATGAAAATAGGTGGTGAGGACACAGGACACAGGACAAGTGTAATGTGAAATGTGTAATATATTATTTGTCTTTTATTTGTAAATTATTTCTTGGATTTTTTTAAGGGTGCTGTTTTGTAAAGTGTTTTCTGTTTTTTTGGTGTATATTGTTCGCACATAGTTTTCATAAACATAA